GTCCTCGGCCCTGTTAGCGTCATGTTGCAACGCCGGAACGGTTCTGAGAAGGTCTCTGCACGTCGAGAAGAACACCACCATCGGATTACCGTCGCCATCACCCACCAACCGCGCGCGCACCTGATCCCAGCCGCCCATCGCGCCGCGCTGCGGCACCCGTTTGTTATCCGCCGGCCGGAACACGATACGCGCCGCCTGGGTCATCCTGGACGCGATGGAGGGGCCGCCGTCCTCGCTGAATATCGCCGGATCGGCCACGCCGATCATCATGCCGTTGGCGGGCTTCGGATCGTCGCGCTCGCGGGCCTTGATCCCCTCGCCCACCTGCTCGGCGGTCATGCGAAGCCCAACATTTGGCTCGTTCGGCTTCATGCCGTACCACTCGCGGTAACAGACGAGGCAGCCGCGCGCGATATCGGGAACCGATCCATCGCTGACCGCCCACCAGTGCACCGCGAACGGCCGGGCGCTGCCCCAGTCGAACGAGCGGAACCGCGCCCAGTGATCGGGGAGGGCTCGCGGCATGATGATATGCCGATCGGCGCTGAACTCGGGGAAGAATGCCCCGGCGACCACGTTCCAGTCGCCGTCGCGCATCGCGCGCACCAGTTCCGGATTACCCATCCCGGAGACCTTGTTCGCGTAGCCTGGGTCATCCTCGGCCATCGACGGGTTGTCTTCCAGCCGCGCCGGGATGTATTGCCGCAACATCCCGCCCTCTACCTCCGGCATGATCTCGCACTCAAGCGGCGCGCGCGGATCGATGAACGCCGCCTTGACCCATTGGTGACCGACGTTGCCGGGGTTGGAGCCGCAGATGATGCGCGGAAACCGCCCCTTCAGATCGTCGGGGATCTTCACGCCGACCATCCGCAGACGCGAGCGCAGGAAGCGATAGATCACGTCCGAGAACGTTGTCAGTTCGTCGATCAGCAACAGATGGATTTCCGCGCCAAGATACTTGAACCTGTCCTTTTCGTCTTTACAATGACATAAGTATATCTTCGATCCGTTCCAGAAACGTATCTCATCGCCGACCATCGTCACGAGCCCGGCGCCGACCCATGGCGCCAGCATCATGCGTAAGCCCTTCGGCCCCTCGATATGGTTCTTCACCAGATCGTCGCGCAGGCGGCGGAACAGGTAGACCTGAAGCCCTGGTATCCGGCCGCACCACATCACGGCGGCCACGCGCATAAGGAACGACTTACCGCCGCCGACGGCACCGCCGTATAAAATCTCGGTGGCGAATGATTCCAGCGCCACGCTCTGCTTTTTGTGCAGCCGTATGTCTATCTCGGCCTTGCGTTGGTCCAGGCTACTCACGCGCCATCGTCACGTTAAGGACCGGCACGATCGGATCGATGGGGTTGCCGTCCTTGTCGAGAGTCTGCGTGGATTGCGTGTCACGTTGGCCGAGCAGTTGTTTACCGAGCCAGACCAGCATCGTCGCGTTGCCTTCTTCCGCGCCTTTCCATTGCAGGCGGCGTAACGTCGCGCGGCCTTTGGCTGATCCATGGTCGAGGGCGCGCTGCAGTTCAGGATTAACCCCCAGATGCTGATAGAGCGTGTCGCGGTGAATACCGATAACGGCGGCAATTTCCTCCTTTGAGCAGCCGATCGATGCCGCGCGCTCGACCACACCGAGATCGATCTTCGCGCCCGAGCCGGGGCCGGAACGGCGGCCCATATCGCGCGGCGGGATATCGGCGTCATCGAAGCCCTCAAGCGGCATGGGACAGTCCTCGCTCTGTTTCGGTCAGCACTGGAATCAGCGCGCTCGCGATGTGGAACATCATCACCGGCGGCACTGCGTTACCGCAACGCGCCCACTGGTCTGCGTAGGAGCCTGTCAGCACGTAATCGTCGGGAAACGCACAGATGCGCTTCAGTTCGGCGATGGTGAACTTGCGGCGCTCGGTTCCTTTTACCCCTCCGAAGCTATGAGCATGATTGAGCACTGACACACTGGGCCGTTCTGTTATGTCGCCACCGGAATATTGCGGCTGTCCTCTGGTATCATGGATTATGCGATCATGGCCGCTGATCCACGGCAACGCGTCGCGGACGCTGTAGCGGTAGCCCAGAGGCGCCGGAAAGGCTGGTCTGGCGTCCAGATCCAGCCGCGTCCCAACAAAGATCAGCCGTTGCCTGGACTGCGGCACGCCGAGCCATTGAGCATCGAGCAGTTTCGCTTCGACCTGATAGCCGCAGGCACGCAGCGCGCGGAGGATTTCGAGGAAGTATCCCTTCGCCGTCCCCTTGATCAGACCCGACACGTTCTCGGCGACAAAAGCCCGAGGCTGCAATCCCTTCAGCAACCGCGCGAACTCGTGGAACAGATCGTCCTGGCGTTGCGTGGCATCGTGCGACGTCGTGACCCGACCCCATCCCTTTTCCCGCTTGCCGGCGGTCGAGAACGACACGCAAGGCGGCGAGCCGTCAAATATGTCCAATTCGCCAACGGCCAGACCCGTGGCCTTCAGGATATCCTCAGCCTGCACGGTGCGAATGTCGCGGCCGTCCAGGATGGTCCCTGGCGCCATGTTCGCGGCGTAAGTATCGCGGGCTCCGGCGGTCAGTTCGTTGGCGTAGACGACCTGGCAACCCGCCATGCGGTAGCCGGTCGAAGAACCGCCGCCGCCCGCGAACGTCGAGGCGACCTTCAGACCGTTCCACGGAACAGCGCAGATTTCCGTCATCGAAGGCACGCGGTAGGGCGGCTTGGTCATTCCGCTTTCGCCATTTGCTTGCCACCGCTGAAGACGTAGCCGCACTTCGGGCATTCGTGTTCGGTCTCGATGTCCTCGTCGTAGCTGTCGAAACCATCCGGCGGCAGCGGCTCGACCGGTCCATCGAGGATGTCCTTCAGTTCCAGATCGCTGAACCCAATCAGGCCGAGGTCGAAGCCCTCCAGCCCGAGCTCGCCCAGTTCCAGCCGCAACAGTTCGTCATCCCATCCCGCGTTGAGCGCGAGTTTGTTGTCGGCGATGGCCAGGGCGCGCTTCTGAGCGGCGCTGAGGCCGGCCAGCGTGATCGTGGGCACCTCGGCCAGTCCCGCCACCCGTGCCGCTTCCAGCCTGCCGTGGCCGGCGATGATGGCACGTCCCTCGTCGATCAGGATCGGGTTGGTCCAACCCCATTGGCGGATGCTCGCGGCGATCTGCTGGATTTGCTCGGGGGAATGGGTGCGCGCGTTGCGTTCGGCGGGGACGAGTTCGACCACTGGAAGATAGGAAACTTCCAGTCTGGGCTTTAATATGTCGGATATTACGGCGCTATGACGTGGTTTTCGCACGGTTTCCCGCCAGTTTTTTGATGTGGTATCCGGTTACCACACTGACTCTATCGTGTGTCAATACCAGATACCGCGATATCAACGACTTACACGCCGCGACACCTGAAGTAGCCGTTTTGGTACGGTGGCGGCATTAATCGGGTTTTTCTGTACGGAAATAGGCCTGGAAGCCCTTAATTCTGTACAAATCAGGCCATTAACGCGGCAAAAGGTGCTCTGGCCGCATGTTCAAACGGACGTTTGCGGACGACCTCGAGGTTTGTACGAGCGCCTCGCCCAGGTCCTGAAAATAAATCGCATCTGTCTGCATTTTGTCGTTGACATCCGGCCTGAGTGTCCGCATATTGTCGTTATCGAGACAGACACACAAGGAACCCCGCCGATGTATGACTTTTCAATCCCCGCCGAAGCCCCTGGAACCTGCCCGAAGTGCAAGGGAACCGGCGCCTATTCCTGGGGCGGTTCATTGAACGGCAAGGCGATCAAGAGCGGGACGTGCTTTTCCTGCTCGGGAACGGGCCAGCAGGATAGCAAGCAGATCCGCCGCAACCACGCTTACAACCGGTTCAAGATTTCCCAGATCGCAGCCGCCTGACCCTCCGGCGGGGCCTCGTGCCCCGCCCCACCTTCATTTCAGCGGGAGACATACGATGGACGACGAGACCAAGGCCTTCCTGGTGGCCATGGAAGCCCGGTTGATGGCACGGATGAACAATCAGCATGAGCGCCTGATCAACGTGGTTACCGCGTTACAGAACGATTTTGCCAACACGAAGGGCTTTCTGATCGGGGATGCGCTGGTGATGGGTCGGCGAATGCGTTCGGTGGAAGATCGGCTGGACGATCTGGAGCGCGGGAGTGGTCCATGAACGCCACCTCCGTCCCGACGCCTGAGCAAATCCAACTCGGTGACACCGTGCGGCATGAGAGCGACGACGGTTCGATGGGAACCGCGCAAGTCCTCGCCATCGAAATGGGTCACGCGT